CACGCATCAACCCGAAGATTAAGCTGTATGCTGCCCCGCCACGCTTAGGCGGGGCTGACCCCTACGGGTCACAGTCCTAATCCATCTTAGGTCCAGTCAGAAACAGACTGTCTCCGGTTTTCTTGGAGATGGAAACGTTCGACGACCCGAGATGCTACGAAAGGTTTGTATACAACTTTACTCACCTTGCGTAGGCGGCCATTCTTCGTTCGGAAGAAGCGTTTCTTTACTATCCGTTTCCAACCAACAGCTTGTGTTGGAGGTTCCGAATAGATAGAGAACTCTCTTGCGAACTCCGTTCTGACCACATCATCATCACCAGCGAGCTTCTGCCAATAGTAAGGTTCTTGATCAACAATGAACCGTTTCTTAGCAATAGCTCTAAGGAACTTAAACTGAAACCATCGTGAGCCATGTGAAAAATAACATTTCACAGGCGCATATGGTATCCAGAAGTCCCCGAGGAGATGATGGGTTGGATCGTCCACCTTGATTCCGGAAGTATCCGGAAACGTTGGTGGCACACGTAATACCTCGAACCTTAGTAACGTTAGCTGCCGAAGCAGATAACTTAGGGTCATAGGTATCTCGTGCTCATCCCACCGTCTTAGAAGCCCATTTATAGTTTTATAAATGAATGCTTCAGCCCTAGCCCCTTGCAGGGTAAAGGACTCCTCATTCTTGAGGTAAAACGACCGAACTGCGACTCCCCGGTAAAAATCTTCACCGCAGGACTCGCGAAACGGGAAAGAGACAAAGGTTTTTTCGAGGTTGAGCGTTAAGCCCAACTCTGGGAAAACCTGATATACATAGTTATGGAGACGACTAGGATAAACCAAGTCATCACCAAAAACTGAGTATATGCCTCTAACGCCCGCCAAGTTCCCGATAGCCTTTATGATACAATAGAAGACTAACGTTTCAACTGGGAAGGTCATGCCATTTCCCATTGGCAACACACTCTCAGTGTAACAGAGCGTATTACCTACCATGACTTGCTTAGTCGTTGCAAACTTGACTAAGTTAAACCATGGTCGCGGTAATATAGCATTCAGAAGGTCGATAGTTATACTATCAGAAGCAACGGACATGTCCGCTGTAGCATGGGTGCAGGTCAATGAAAACTTCTTGACCCACTTCCTATGACGATCCTGCAAATGCCGGATGTCAAGGCCATGCTCCTTCAATCTTCGTTGTACCACACGCCCCACACCATAGGTGTAGAACAGGTCCAAAAGGGCCAAAGGTGTGATACTACGGTGTACCTTCCAAGTCTTTGGAACATTCTCCAATACGAGGAAGACTTGTCGCAAGGTTGCATGCTCAGGGTTAATCCTAAGCCTCTTAACAATTCTGTTAAGGATAGGGTCCCCTTCCAGTATGGTAAGGAACCACCTTGTGACGTCTGCAGAACCCGTAAATGCCCGTCTATTGGTCAATTTGTGATCAATATATGCTTGGCGTAACGGACAACCGATACTGCTCTTCTTACCGAAACGTGTTAATGATACTACCTCATCTTCGGAGAGTTCTCCAAGGATGCTACGCGCCACCTTCCGAGCTTCCCTTAATACAAGAGAAGCTCTCAGGGTCCGACTATTAAATCGGTTTAGGCACAGTGCTTGTTGATTGGATAAATACTTAGTATTCGTCCGTACTTCAAGCTCTTGCGTAGTGTAGACATCGTTCTCGAATCGGTACTTCTTCAGAAGGTTCAGCATTTGCTGTATCCTCTTAAACCTAGAAGGTGGGATAATCCCACACTCACGAACGCAGTTATCGCGGAAACCTTTAAGGTCTCTACGATGCAGGCATTCTTCAGCTTTTGAGAATATCTTCGGAAGTTTGAAGTCCTCGAGTAAGGTACTCCAGATGTGCACTGCGAGTTGGTCAGTATGTATACTGACGCCTTTGTTGTATCTCATCTTTATCTCCATATGAGAGTAAAGGTTTAGACTTGTAGAACATCTACAAGCCGGTTAGTGTCTCCGTCAACAAAGCGGACAACCAGTTTACAACGCTTGTTACAAGTGTTGTTGTTTCAACTGGATCAGGTGGCTTTTCAGTAAAGTATATGCTCAAGAGAGCAATTACTGCACCGCTGCCAAGTGATGCCAATACAATAATGGCTTGTTTAACTCGGTTAGACGGAATCACGATACAGACCCATGATCAAAATAATCATCGGTCTCAGCATCAAGAAGTACCTGTGCGCCAAAGTGTCTGAGGTTATCCAAGTTCCCTGCAGTTGCAGAGTACTCTGGATGAAACTCGACGCTAAGACGCACTACTTGGTACGAAATGGTGCCGTCGGCTAACTCGAAAGGAATAGTAACGACAATGTCCTTACGTGCCTTTGAGAAAGTACCATCTGACTGAAGCTGAGCATTACGGTTTTTAAACGTAATATGCTTTTTAAGCCTCAGGTCAGTCTCGACAGAATCGGAAACCCGAACACCTGTCGCCACGGGAGTACCGTCTTCATTGAAGACGGTAGCTGTTCCACCAGTCCAGCTAGCGCTGGTAGGTGCGTTCAGAAGGGATATGCCTTTTAAGGCCATATCTTGCTCCTCTCAGAACCTGATGTTCTGATATAGTAGTGCAAGGTGATCTAATGTCTGATAAAAATCGACATAAGCACCTGAAATAAGTTGTGGTGGAGCAAGTTCTTGATGAACGCTCCGGTTGAACACTGCACGTGTTACGGTGACATCGGAAGGAGAACCGATGCGTGGCGTTGTATCATAATAATGATAGTAATGCCACTTAACCATAGACATGCGTGTTTCTTTCTTTACGCTTACGGTATTACCTAATATTTCTACATAAGGTTTTACTCGTAAAGCAGAAAGCCATGGCCCAATGCCAAGGAACCGATCCACAACAAATGAAAGCCTGGTTAATTCCCAGGCTAGTTCCGGAAGGTACATCCAGTTTAAGCCAAACCGTGAGGAGAGGCTCGGTACATCCCTATACCGATACTGGACAGATGCAGATGCCTTTACAAAGTTCTCTGCCAAGGGTTGCCCCTGGGCGTTGAAGTATGTAGGGCGAAAGACAAGGTTTTCCATGGGAAACGTCGTGGTACCCTTCGGGTTCCTCGGCGCAAATCCACGGGCGGAATAAATCCGCTTCTTGTCAATCTTCTGCACTCCTTCCTGTACTAACTTTACACCTTCTGCAATGGAATTAAGCAGTGGTCTGAGTCCAAAACGAAACTCAAGCCACGTGCTTGCTGCAGCTTGCGCTGCATCCCTTCCAGTCTTCGAGCCAAATCGGCCTGTCGAAAGGAACTGCAGTAGGTCCCCCTTTGCTTCCCTCCAAGGTTTATTTGCGCACCAATTGCGCAAGTCCTTAAAAGGATTACTTAGACCATATAGTGTTTCTCGGAGTTCTCCGAGTTCAACACCAAGGTCTAAGAGGGCAGCATCGACGTTTGAGTAAGCGCGCTGTAACGCGAGCTTGTCCTCAAACGTTGGGGTTGGTATGGGAACCGTCGCTAGCTTCTTCTGTAGAAATTGTCTGAACTGAGGTCCAGACGCTTTCGTATGGAAGAGATAGCGTGGGTTACCAGGGTAAGGAATGTCTTTGAGTTCAACCTCTAGGACATCCGTACCGTCATACTCAACCCGTGTAGCAGAGTAGGGATTGACACGATACTCTCCCGGCTCAAAGAAGCCCTCATCATTTGAGGTCTTCGAAGCCGAAAACCAGTTGTTGTTGAGACAGTCACTGTCTCTTACAACAGTGGTGGTATCCAGCTCAAGGTCTTCACGAGTAGAATACTCGTGAACTTTACCAAAAGCTTTCTGATACCAGGTCGTTGTCGTTGCCATGCTACACCTCCCCGCTAATTAAGTTAGTGGATTCCGAATGTCCTCACAACGAGG